AGCACAGGGAGGTGAGTATTTTGCAGCTGGTGTTGGTGGTGCAATCACGGGCCGTGGTGCAGACCTCTTGATTATTGACGATCCGCACTCGGAACAAGACGCAATATCAGGTAAAGCGTTTGAAAATGCGTACGAATGGTACACATCAGGACCAAGACAACGTCTTCAACCAGGCGGACAGATAGTTTTAGTTATGACTAGATGGAGTAAAAAAGATTTAACAGGAATTTTACTAGACAATCAGAAAAAAATTAAGGGTGACCAGTGGGACGTGGTCGAATTTCCGGCAATCATGGAACACGGAACTAAAAAAACACCAGTGTGGCCGCAATATTGGAAATTAAAAGAGCTAGAATCTGTAAAAGCAACACTGCCAGTTGGAAAATGGAACGCACAATGGATGCAAAACCCAACTTCTGAAGAAGGAGCGCTAATAAAACGAGAATGGTGGCGAAAATGGGACAAAGAATTTTTACCAGACGTTACTTACGTCATTCAAAGTTACGATACAGCGTTTTTAAAAAAAGAAACGGCCGATTACAGTGCAATTACAACGTGGGGTATTTTTTATCCTGAAGAAGGGGGCAAACCAAACATAATTTTGTTAGATTCTGTTAAAGATAGATTTGATTTTCCAGAACTTAGACGTGAAGCACTAGAGCAATATAAATATTGGCAGCCTGATATGGTTATAGTTGAGCAAAAAGCATCAGGCACACCTCTAACACACGAACTAAGACAAATGGATATTCCAGTGATGACATTTACCCCAAGTCGTGGTAATGATAAGCATGTTCGAGTAAATTCTTGTGCCCCGCTGTTTGAGGCCGGATTAATCTGGGCCCCTGATGAGCAGTTTGCAGAAGAAATGATCGAAGAATGCGCGTCATTTCCATATGGCGATCATGACGACTTGGTTGACAGTATGACCATGGCTATCATGCGATTCAGGCAGGGAGGCTTCCTACCCCATCCAGAAGATTATGAAGATGAAAAAAAAGAACCTAGGAAGATGGAGTACTACTAACTATGTCATTGAAGACAGAAGCAATAAAAAAATTTTTAAAAGCAGCAAAATCTCTTGCTAACCAAGGCATGACTAAAGAGTCTATTATGAATTTTGCTAGAAATGAGTTTGGTGAAATATCAGAATTATTTCAAAAACAAATAGATAGAATTTTTAAACCAAAACAAGGAATTCAAAGTGTTAAAATGAAAGATCCTGATTTTGACGACACTGTCGT